TCGTGAATGGGCCTGTGCTGGCGCTTCAGAACGTGCCCAATGACCCGAGTGGGACGCAGCTGAACAGTTACCACTAGTTTTCTGTAGGAGCAATAGATATGCCGAAGTTAGGGGATATTGTGACGTATGTGACCGACCAGGGCCATATGCGTATGGCCTTTGTATCTTTGGAGGTCATAGAGCTTCCAAAGGAGGCAGAAGAAGAACAGGTGTTGGTTGAAGCTGATGTAGCGGCGGAGGCCAGATCAAAGCGACCATCGAAAAAGCGACAAGAGGAAGCGCTAGAAGAAGAGAAGCCAACTGGGCCTGTACTCTCGCTTCATGTGTTGTTACATCCAAGTGACCAGGACTATGCCAGTTTGGGCGCGTTTGGCGTCTATGCGGGCGTTCCGCACTCGGATAAGAACGTGCCGCATAGCTGGCATTAGTTTTTGTGTAGGAGTGAGATATGCCAATCAAAGGCTTAACTGAAGGGCGAATCGTCCATTATGTGCTGGAAAGTGGGCGCTCTAAGGGGGAGCATCGCCCAGCCATTGTGGTACGAGATTGGAAGCAAGAGAACGGCCTTGTCCAGCTTCAGGTGTTTACTGATGGGATAAATGATGGATTTGTAGAAGGCGTAGCACCCCAAACAGGCTTTTCAGTTTCAGCAAACTCCATCTGGCGTACATCGGTTCACTATTCTGAAGAGAAGGAACTAGGCACCTGGCATTGGCCTGAGCCCGCCTAACCCCCTTGCAAGGAAGGATGCTGTTGTGAGCGTTTCGTATCGCGTCGTAACTGAACCAGGCTCTGAGCCTATTACGCTTCAGGAAGCCAAGGATTATTGCCGGATCGACTTCTCAGATTCGGGCAATGACGGTGTGATATCGGGGCTTATTCAGAGCGCTCGTAAATACGTTGAGCAGGTGACCGGACGGGCGCTTGCAACACAATCTATCCTTGCTCAATTCATCATCGATAGGCCACATGGGGGTGTGCTTTCAGGGCCTATCGATGATGAGCAAGAGAATTTCTATCATTATGAGCAGCAATTAGGGGCCAACCCATTTGGCATCTCGCAGTTTTTCTTTGAGTTGCCAATGGCGCCGCTCCAGTCTGTTCAATTGGTCGGTACACAGTTTACGGTGTTTCAAGTCGATGGTTCAGGCAATCCATCATTCACGGCTCTGCCACGGGTAGCTGCTGACGGGGTAACAATCAATTGGTCTATCGACACAACCAGGGAGCCTGGGAGGATTTACTTTCAAGCGCCTTTGATCGTCTATCGTTGGCAGTTTCAATACACAGCAGGCTACGACGGAGTGAATTACATCTTGCCCTATGATTTGCGCTTGCTGGTAAAGAAAATTATCTCATTCTGGTATGACAATCGGGAAGGTGACGCCCTGCCTTCTGATATCAAGAACGAGTTGCTTGGCTATCGATTGGAGTGGTTGTGATGCCCAAAGATAAAGGCAATGTTTCAGCAGGAAAATACGATAGGCGGATCACTTTCCAGAATCCACCTGGTACAGACGACGGCCAGGGTGGGCAAACTGGAAGCTGGACAGATGCTTATCCTTGTTGGGCGGCTATTGTGGATTTTCCCTTTGGGCGTGGTGCAGGTAGAGCCTTTTTCGCTCAACAGTTGTATCCGACCATGACAACTATGATCGCGATCCGCTATCAGACAAGCTTTCATATCGATGCAATGAAGCGGATCAAGTATGTCAAGGGCAATTTCACGCACATTTATCAAATCCTGGGGGCAAAGGACCCGAAAGAGGCGGGTATAGAGATTGTGTTGTTTTGTCAGGAGCAGCAAGCGAAAGGGGCTAACTGATATGACTGACAGCTTTAGCGTCACAGTAAGTGGGCAAGACGCGGTGATAGCGGCTATTGAAGCCAAGCTAGCAAAGCTGCAAAAGAAGATTGATGAAGCTATTCAAGGGGCGGGTATTGATACAGCGGCTGATGCAAAACAGCATTGTCCAGTTGATACCGGGCGGCTTAGAAGCTCAATTCAATATGTGCCGAGGAAACTGCAATGCAAGATAGGCACGAACGTCGAGTACGCATGGTATCAAGAGCTTGGAACAAGCAAAATGGCTGCCCATCCGTTCTTGTTTCCTGCTTTTGTCAGAGCAAGCCAAAATCTGAAACGTGAACTAGAGAAAATACTCTAAATGGCACTTCCCTTATCACAAATTCAAATAGCTTGCGTTACCCGTGCAAGGGCTGATGCAGGCATCCAGGCAGCCATGACGGGCGCTAGCGCCCCGCTGTGGAATATTTTCGATAATGTGCAGCCACTGGCCAGCTTCCCTTATTTCTATGTAGGGAACCTGACTGCGAAGCTGGGGACGGCCTTAACCATGCAGCAAAACGCGCATGATGTGTACGTGCAGTTTGAAATATTCTCTCAGTATATGGGGATGAAGGAATTGCAGGGCATTGTCAGCGCTATAGATACCGCTTTTAATCGCTTACCGCTTAGCTTATCAGGTGGATTTAATAACTTTTATTTGTTATTCGATAATTTTGTAGAAGTCGTTGAGTCGGACGGGATTACCCGGCATGGCTCACTGCGATACATGCTCATGACACAAGGAGGATAGACTTATGCCTGGCCCCATTCCTGGTTATAATAACCCAAATGCCATTAAGCTAGGGCTCACAGCCAGCCCAACCAACGTATTAGCACAAGTGCAAGATGTAGATGTAGCGCTTGCAGCAGATATGTACGACGCAACTATCATGTCTGGCGGCGGCTGGAAAGCGTTTGTTGCCGGACTCAGAACCGGCCTGCTCAATCTGAAGCTCAACTATGATCACACCGATACAAACGGTCAAGTTGTTGCGGAGACAGCGTTTGTGAACGGAACGCTGGTCTATTTCATCGCAACAGAAAATAACTCGGTCAATACCCAGACCTTCACCGGCTACATCAAGGATTACAAAATCCATTCGCCTGTGAATGGGAAGGTTGACCTGGACATCAGCGTGCAAGTAACTGGCTCGGTAGTCTTTGCCTAATCCCCTGCAAGGAGGTATGAGCTATGCCAGCAATACTCGGAGTTTTAGGCGACATCCTGATTACATCAGGGGCTTCTCTCGCCCTGACCAATGAGGCAATGACCAACCAGGGCGATGACAAAACCTACAACATCACTAACGCCGCGCATCGCTACCTGGATAGATCGTCAGTTCCTGTTGTGCAGACTCAGACGAACGCGGATAACGTGACCTGGGCGACGGTGAATCCATCAACGTATACGTTGCGTTACCTCTCGGGGCAAGTGGTGCATAACTCTCCGCTTGTTGGGGGGACAAAGGGAACGCGTTTAGCGTCAGGTGCTAAATACTTTGCCTATGCCTCAATGGGGCAAACAACGGATTGGGAGTTTAGTGGGACGCGGGATATGAAGGATGTCACGACGCATAAAGGCGTAGGTGGTTCAACCTGGAAAGACTTTCTACCGCTCTTGCTCACCGGTATGTTTGTGCTCAAAAAGTGGTTCATCGATCAAACAATGGCCAATCACCTGGCAAATAATGATCTGTTTATCTTGTCTCTGCTGGCGGCTTCAGGCAATCGCTACGAGGCGTATGGATATGAGAAAGATAATCATGTCAAATCGGCTGTGAATGATGTTGTGTCGGAAGACATCAATTTTCAGCCGGACGGTGTGATAGTCGTCGTGTAGGGGGCATTCAATGGGCGACTGGCATTGTACCCGGTGTGGCGGGCAACTCTGTACAACATGTGGCTGGTGTCCAGTTTGCAATGGCCATAGCTCAACCTGTCGAGGCGTTCACAACATTGTAACAGGAGACATTCATGGAGACATTCAACGCGGCTCTCGCGCGCCAGTATATCAGCAACTTGCAGAGCAAGCCAAAGCTGAAGGCCATTCCTACACCATTCTGGCCTGATTTGGATGGGCATGTGTCGCTGGGTAAGATCAAAGGAGATGAAGGGCTTGATATGGCCAATGGGTCAATGGATAACAAGCAATTCATGGCGTCTTTACTGGCTAAATGCCTGATACTCACTGATACGCAAGAGCAACTTTTCGATGAGAAGGGTTTGAGCCTTATTCTACAAGAGGACCTGGACGAATTGAATGGCCTGTTCAAGCTTTGCCAGGAGTACAACGGCCTGGGCAAGAATGAAGAGGAAAAAAAAGCCAACTTGCAGACGACTACGAGCGGAGACTCATCCTCCAGCTTGCCCGAATCTACAAGCTCAGTGTAGATGACCTGTTAGCCTATCTCGACTATGACGAATTGCAAGAACAGATGCTTGAAATGATTTTGACCAAAGAAGATGAAATAGAGATGCTGAAAGCCATTATCCCACAGGGGGCAACCAATGGGCAGTGAGAGCCTGGGGGATATGGTTGTCAACTATCGGGCTGAACTGACCAGCCTGGTGCAGGGCTCGCAGCGTGCACAGCAGGAAATACGCCAGGTTGGGACATCTGCATCCGAAACCTCATCTAAAATGGAAGGTGGCTTAGGCTCTGCTATCAGTTCAGTTGGTGGGACGCTGTTCGCTTTTATCTCTGTTGTGGATATGGCTGTTGGTGTCATCCGGGGACTTGCTGATGCTGCTGTAAATGTTGGTCAAGCTATCATTGATGCAAGTGCCCCAATGGAACAGGCTAGCGTGACAATGGAAACCCTGATGGGCTCAACTGGGGCCGCTCAAGAGATGATGAAACAGTTGTGGGACTTTGCAGCAAATACGCCATTTGAATTTGCTGGGGTAGAGCAGGCAGGGGCAAAGCTGAAAGCAGTTGGCTTCAGCGCGCAAGAAATCATTCCTGATTTGACAGCCATTGGTGACGCTCTTTCCGCACTAGGCCAAGCATCAGATGCTGACTTGAATAGTGTTGCGGTGGTATTCGGTCAAATAAAAAACACAGGTCATTTAATGGCGCAAGATATGATGCAGTTGACGGACAGAGGGATACCAGCATGGAGGATGCTGGCCGAACAGATGCATCTTACTATTCCTGAAGTGCAGGCACTCACAACCAAAGGATTGATACCAGCTGATCAGGCTATCAGCATGCTGGTGAAGGGCATGGAACAAGCTTTCGGCGGGGGTATGCAGAAGCAATCGAAGACGTTTACAGGCTTAATGTCTACTCTGCATGACAACATCCAGGCTGCCTGGCGGGCTATGACAGGTCCTGCTTTCATTGCTGCCAAAAAGGGATTGGAGGATTTAGGTAACCTGGTATCTTCCAAGTCATTCCAGGCATTTGCCGATATGGCTGGCAAGATGCTGGCGCCAGCCTTTCAACTGATAGGGCAGGATATTGATCATATTGTGACTGGTATGCAATCGTGGATGGATCAAAAAGGAAGCCTGGGGGAATTCCAGGGGATTATGCGCGGTGTGGGGGACACGATTTATGATGTGTGGCGGGGCATTAAAGAATTTATTTCCTGGATACCATTGGCAACACAGAATTATTTTTATTTTGCCGATATGATGGACCTGGGGCGGCATAATTCTGATATGGCACGTGGGAGCATCGTATCATTGGGAAGCGCTATAGGCTGGATGGTAGAAGGCATAGCGGGCGCTATCGGCATCCTGGTCGGGTTTATCAATACGATTGAAGAATTGATGAGAAAAGCTGCTGAAGGCATCAATCAGTTTATAGCAGTTTCCAATGTGGTGCTTGGAACAAACTTCTCACCTATTGATATGAGCCTGTTTACACCGGTGTCCGTTGGTTCCTTCTCTGAGAACACCCGTTCCTCTTCTGGTAACTTTGGGGGCTCTAATTTTGGTGGATCGTCTGGTACTGGCGGAACTGGTGGTACTGGGGGTTCAGGCGGAGGCGGAGGCGGAGGCGGAGGCAGGAAAAAGCCGCCCAAGAAGAAGCCACCATTGCCGGGGGCAACTGGTGATGTAGCACCTCCAGGTTCAGAAAGCAGTTCATCTGGTATAGGGACAGGGGGAACTGGCGGTTCAGGCAACAATATTCTGATTGTCATCGAAATCGACGGGCAAGTATTCGCCAGCCAGGTTGTCAAGCAAGTGTATGACCAGGTTCGTTTAAGGCTTGGGCCGGGGGGAATACAAGCTGCATGACAATACTAACGACCATTGGGAATACGGTGATAGCATCGACCAAAGACGCTTCATTGAACATTGATGATGCTAACAATGAGCGGTCAATAGCTCAAGTTGTGGCTCAGGATGCGACAGGCTTATTGCATTATCAAAAAGGTCAGCAAATCTCAGTAGTTGATTCGACGCTGGGAACGTTATTCGCTGGAAATGTCAATGATTCAACAGAAGAAAACCTGGTACCCAACGCCCAAATCAACTCGACAGTGAGTGCAATCGATTACACCTATTTAGCTGATAAACGGACGTATGTGGATGATGACTCAAGAAATGCTGGCCAGTATGCAGGAACGATACTCACCGACCTGGCTCAGAGATATCTCGCCCAAGAAGGTGTTGTACTGGCGTATGCCATGCGGCGGGACACGTTCTTTGCTGATTTTGCTCAGGGCGTTCTAGCAAACACAACACCAGCCAATAATGTTGGGGATGGGAACCTGGAGCTTTCGCCTGCAGGAGCTGCTGTCAGTGTAACCGAAAAAACCAATGCAGTTTTCGGTTCAGGGACGCTCAACAATACTAGCGCGGTGAATAATGCGTTGCAGCCAACGCTGGCAAGCGCATTGATGGTACAGGCATATTTGCCTGTCACCTTAACGTCAGGCGTTGGATATACCTTCCTTAAAATCTGGTCAGGCAGCATGGCTATTGCAGCTAATGACACGTTCCATTATGAGATGTGGGTACCCAGCACGAATGCAGATATCGTGCAGCATGGCATAGATTTTGTGTGTACGGATGGGACGATCTTACAAGCGCCGTTTGACCAATTGAATTTTGCATCTGTCATGGGCAATGATTTGACAAAAGCGGCTGTAAACAACTGGTATGCCCGGGACATAAACATTGCTGCTCTCAATGGAAAAACTATTGTTTCTGTCAGGATCGCGCTTGAAGGAGCAAAAGCGGGCTTATACACAGCCTATTTCAAAAATGTGTACCTGGCTTCTCAGAGCGGATCGCCCTTCTTTGGGAAAACAGCAACGGTTACAAACGTGAGCCCGCCCCAGCAGTTGCAAAATCAATACTTTCAGCCCCCTGTTGTGTTGCTCTTGCAGGTCCCTGACAAAATAGCCGCTCCACCCTTGCAAGGGGCAACACCCAGCGTATACAGAGTTTCGCCCGTGCAGAGTATTGATGCTGTAAAGCTCTTGAAATCAAGCTTTATATCCTGGATACAAACCACGCCCGGCAAAACGAGTGTGAACATTGCTATTACCTACAATGGGGGCTCATCATATATTCCCTGTACTAACAATGCCCCCTTGCCAGGTATGCCAGCAGGCTCAAACATAGCTGGTTTGAACGTCCAGATACGAGAAGAATTCTATACAACCGACAGCGATCCGACGCAGATCCCAACTATTTCTTATCTCAGTTGGAACATTCAATCTTCCTACAATGCGACAAAAAGCGATGTGACTTCTACCTATATAACAGGTGGGTCCTGGGCGTCAGGTGGAACGCTTTCAAATACAGCCAATACATCAGGAAACCTGCTGACCTTAAACAGTATTCTTAGGAATTGGAACAAAGCTGAAAGCTCGAGTCAAACAACATTCGGGTTAGGCACACCTGCTGAACTCTTTCAAAATCTCCAGTATGCACTGGGCTGTGATGCAACCAGTGAAACCCGCTCACGGTTTGACTTTGCCAGCACCTGGGCCGATTTTACGCTTGAATTTGATGTGTTGATAGACACGGCTGGCATTAAGTACGGGTGTGTCTATCGTACAACAGGCTGGCAGAATAACGACGGTACCTGGGCCTATGCGGTTGAGCTTTCAAGCGTGGATTTGAAGCTGCAACGGGGGACAAACCTAAGCACCGGAACCGGGACAATTACTAATGTAGCAACGCTTACTTTCTCATCTGCTTTGAGCCTGAACAACTGGTATCGAGTGAAGGTTGTGGCTTCAGGTTCATCACACAAAATCTACGTCAATGACACGCTGTACATCAATGCGACAGATGGAACGTATACAGCCGCTGGCAATGTTGGGCTGAGGAATAGAAACACAACAGGCAGCCGGTCCTTTGTAAACTATGATAACTTCGGTATCACAGCCAGCCTTGCAGGAACCTGGACATCTAACAATATTTCGCTTACTGGCGCTGGCTCTTATCTCAACAGCATCATCACCTGGGCGGATGCTTCAAGTGATTATTCTCAAGAAATCATCCTGGTTGAAGCCTCTATCAATGGCGGTTCAACCTGGCTTACTTGCACTAATGGCCAACCCATACCAAACTTTACTCCTGCTCAGTCTTTATCAGGCGTCAATTTGACCCTACGCGTCACCCTGACAGGCACTAGCGCTACATCAATGCCCGGACTCAACCAATTGACTGTACGTGTGCTGGGCGCTTTCTCAGCTACAGGAACTAGGATTAGCCCGGTTCTTGATCTGAGTCCTACAGGCCGTGCAGGTTCTACCCTGGTGAATTGGAATGCACTTACCCCTGCAGGGACAGGGATAACAGTTGAGATAGCGCCTGATGTAGCGGGTGTTCCAGGAACATGGACAGCGGTTTCAAATGGCGGGGCAATTCCGAACATATTTAGCCAGCCTGACCCAACCTTAGATAGTTTTGATAAAGATAGTTCAGCAAACTATACCCAGGGCAATTTTGGAGGCAATGGCATGTGGACCTGGGATGTTACTAATTCCAGAGTAACGGGAACCGGGGGGACAAGAGCGACACTTGTCTATAATGCACTTTCCGTCTTGGATGGATTTGTCGAGATTGATATGGATCAGGCCGATGATGCTGGCCCTATTGCCGATTATGGCGGTGGAAGCACGCTTTATTTTGTAAAGATATGGGACGCTTCGGGGACCTCTCTACAAAATACGATACAGCTTTTCAAACGGGTTGCCAGTGTGAGCTCACAGATAGGCTCTAATGCTTCTATCAGCTTCACTCGTGGGACCTATCATCGTATCAGACTCGATGTCCAGGCGGGGGTGTTGACTGTACTCTTCGATGGGGTGCAGGTCATTAGCTTTACTGATGGTTCACCTTTGGCGGCTGGCAAGTTTGGCCTGTATGAAAATTCAACTGTGGGTGGGCGATTCTACAATGTCAGGATGCAACCCTACGGGGATCTCCTTGCAGGGAAGAAGGTGTACTCTCGTACTACGTTAATCAGCACAGACCCAACACTTACATCCCAGCAGCAAGATTTGATTGTTGTCGCTCATGACCCCAACATTTCAAATGGAACGCTCATCCCCAAAACAGCATGGCAGTTTACCCAGCAAATCAGTGGATGTATCGATGATTTGGCAAAGCAGTGTAACCCTAATTTCTGGTGGGCAATTGTTCCGGATCCGAACAACGCATACAAGAAAATCTTGAAGTTCCTCCCGTTCGGCTCTGTTCCAGCCCCCTGGATCGCGACAGGCTTAGATATCCAGACGAATACCCGCCCAACTGTGCAAAACATAGCTGACCTCTATGGAAACCGCTTCAGGGTCAACAATGCAGTGGATATTGTTGCGAAGAGTAAAAGCTTTACAGGGGATGGTTCAACTACAAACTTTAACCTGGATTTTCCTGTAGATACGGTAACATCAATAACTTACCAAACCTCGGGGCTGGGCATCCTGACCAGAACCATAACCTTTGGCGTGCAAAATGTTGACACCGGGAAAGATTGGTACTATCAAAACGGTTCAACGCTCATCACTCAAGATGCTGCTGGGGTAGCGCTCAACCAATTGCAGACGATAACCGTCTTTTACAATGCTCAGGTCCCCTACACGGCAATGGCAGAGGATAAAGCAGAGCAGGGCGCATATCAACTACTTGAAACCGGGGCAAGCTATGTGATGCGCCCATTTGGACAGAGCACGCTTATCTATAATCCAAACAACAATGGCTGGAATAGTTCAGGAGTTGTTGAGCGAACTGTTGATGGGACGGGCTTGAACCGGGCGGCGGCTGATACGTTGGCTGCCAACCTGTTGGCAAGATATAAGGTTCGTGGTAGAACGCTCAGCTTCAAAACACTCAGGCCAGGGCTTCAGACAGGGCAAGTGTTAACGGTATTTTTTAGCCAATTTGGGATCTCAGATAAAGCCTTTCTGATAAATCATGTGGTGTTGAGCTTTCAAACGAAAGCCGATGGGACGCAGTTGATTACCTATCAGGTGGAAGCTAGCGAGACGCCGTTTATTGGGTCATTTATTAAATTGTTTCAAGCATAGAAATAGAGGAAAAATAGTATGCCTGCACTCACTGAAGACACAACCAATTTCATCACCAGGGCTGAATACGAAGCTCGTCATAGCGCGCTAGTAACACAACAGGCAGCCATAGAAGCGCGGCTCAACAATGAGCAAGCGTCTCTAAAAGCGGATATAGATAGAAAGTTTGATAAGATGATCGATGGGCTGGAAAAGCTGAAAGAAGATGTCTATGCGAATCGCAATCAAAATCTCCGCTATGTTGTCTCTGTTCTTATCTCGTTTCTATTGGGCGGCGGAGCCCTGGCTCTCATCCAATTTACTCATATAGTGAGGTGATAGATGACCATTCAAACATTTGGCGATACTTCAACAGACGCAAAAGGCTCACCTGCAGGAAGTGGCTACACGCCCGAAACATCTAATGCCGATTTTACCCCTATGCAGCTTGGCAAACGGTACACAGGGGCTGATGGCAAAATATCCGCCCCTGCAAGGGTGGAGATGGCTGGGGGAACAAAAGCCACCTACACCTATGCTATTTCAGCTACAGCCCCATACGCAACCCCTACAGACTGGATACTGATCCGGGGCGGTGCTAATACCGCAAAGATTGTCAGAATTGAGATTTCGGGAGCGGCGACGGCTGCAACTGAAGTTCTACTTACCTTAAAAAAGCACACTATTGCGAATACCGGAGGTTCTCCATCAACACCCGCGTTCATGAAGCATGATAGCAATGACCCGACGCCTACAACAGTCATTCAGGTGTATACAGCAGCCCCAACCATTGATGCGTCAGCAACTATCTGGAAAACGGTACGGTTGACTTTAGCGGTAGCTCCTGCTGCCACAGCCAATAATCCAGATAGATATGTCTATGAGTACGGGGCAGAGTCATACGAACCGCTCACGCTGCGAGGCGTAACGCAAGAACTTGCTTTGAATTTCGCCGGCGTGGCTGTACCTGCTGGGGGCGTCTATGATGTGGCTATCACAGTTACGGAGGACTTGTCGTGAGCGTCACTATGCTGAATGGCGTCACCACCGACGACTTCACCACGAATACATCTGCCAGCTACACAAGCGGCCACACTGATGGAGGCACGAACGGTTCTCAGACGTTCGATACGGCCAATAAAAGGCTTCTGATAACAGGCGGGAACGATACGGCGTTTTACTACAATGGCCTGACGCTGTTTAATTCGTTTGCTGAAGTGGACATGGACCAGGCTGATGGTGGGGGTGTTCAGGTCATGCGCTCTAGCAGCGACCTTTCCTACAATCTCTACATTAAGGACAGTCAGGCTGTTAGCAATCCAAATACATTTCAACTCTATTCGCTTCCCAGCTACAATCTGCTTGCAAGCGGAAGTATTAACTTCCCGCGCGGCACAAAACATACTATCAGACTAGAAGTCGTGCGCTATGACCTGGTGATTTACTTTGATAGAGCAATTCTCGCGATTGTAGGAAGCTCAGACGTGCAAGTTGCTGGCAATTGTGGCATGCTTGGCGGCGGGAGCGCGACGCAGCACTATCTGCGGTTTGCGGTGGGGGATTTCGATAATCTTGTAAAACCGACGCCTTCTCAT